GTGGTTGTTCATGGTGCGGGGCTGGGCTTGCGCCACTCCTTTCGCCCCGACTTGTGCTACTTGAGGAAGTCCAACGCCTCCAGTCTCTTGAGCAATGCAAGCTTCGCAGCCTTCCACTCGCGGTAGCACGCACCCGTGTCATCCATCCGCTCAGCAACTATGGACTCAACGTCAAGCGCAACTTTCAGGTCAAAGTCTTCGGCCACGAGCTCAGCGATTGTGTTGCACTCGTAGAGGTTGGTGCATGGCCCGAACGCATCGCGCACAGCCCTAGCTTGTTCTTCCGTCAATTCCATGGCTAGAACCTTTCCACGTCGGGCGCAGCCACAAGCACCACGCCCCGGCTGGACTCTATGCGAATGCGCAGCCGCTTGGCGGCCTCGGCCAGCTTGCCGAACCTCGCCTTCAGCGCGTCGGTCTCAGCTTTCTGCTGCTTGAACAACTCTATCATTCTCGGGTCCATGTTCCCTCGCTTGCTACGGGTTAGCAGCCGAATACAGCGTCAATTAGTGCGCGCACCCTGGGAAAGCCGGGCGGCGGTGCCTCGCGCTCGTCCATTCCAGCCAGGACCACCGGGCGGCAGGTGGGCAGGCCCTGACCGCCCATTCTGGCCTCATCCAAGAACACGAACTTAACCAGCGCTTCAACATGCGGCTGAAGTGACGGATTGTCCACCTCGCGGCCCACCGTGAACGCCAGATCGTCCGCGTACTGTGAAATTAAATCGCCCATGTTCCCTCGCTTGCTACGGGTGAATGCTTCAAGCGCCTGGCGGGGTTCGAACCCGCCCAATTCCGGATGGCGCACTACTCAGCGAGGTCGGGCCGTGGCCTGAGCACGTTGTTTTCAAAGCGGTAGAGCTTGCACAGGTAATCGCTGAGGGCGGTGTAGCTGACGCACACGCCGGCGACTCGCTCGTGCGCCACGGGGTCGTCTTCTTCGTTGGCGTAGTCATCACGGCTTGCGTTTGCCAGCAAGTCGTCGATGACCTCGGCGCTTGGCGCCGGGTAGCCTTCACCGATGCTGTGCTGAATGGCGGCGCGCACGCCCTCTTCCGTGGCGCCCATGACGTGCGCCTGGCTGACCACCACCTCAACCGCATCTTCAAGCGCCGCATTGGCTGGTGCGAAATCGCCACCACTTGCGGCGCAGTACTCACGCTCCACCTTGGTAAGCTTCATGGTTCCCTCGCTCTATGCTCCAAGTTCACGGCCAAACAGCTTGATCTCAACTCCCCTTATACGCGAACAAGGCTGGGCACCCCGTTTGAATGCCGAGGTGCCGAGCCCTAGCTTGTGACCAACGCTTGCTGACTACTTAGCCTTACGAACCAGCGGCGGGCGGGCGGTGACGCTGCCCACGCGCTGAAGTGCTTGCTGCCTCAGCACGGCGTGGGTGCGCTCTTGCTGCCTAAGCTCACGGCCCAACGCCAGCGCCGCTACATGCTCTTCCGGCTTGGGCGCCTTGGCGGCCGGGGGCGCATCTTCCCCGGCCTGCTTGATTAGCGCGCTGCCCGGCTGATAGCTGGCATACATGCCGAGCTTGGCCTTGGCCGCGTCATCTTCCAGCTCCACTTCTTCTGGGCTAAGTTCAGGCGTTATTACTCGTCCATCAGCCAGGCGCAGCCGCATGCCCATTTGCGCCGCGCGCTTTTTCATACATGCCCAAATCAGGGCGGCCTGTGCTTTGGCATCAACCGCTAACTGCCCATCGCCGCCACCAAGCGGGTGGGCGTTAGCGTCATGCACGCTGCCATTCCCCATGGCCTGCTCACGCATGCGGGCTACTGCGCCAATGCTGTGGATTTCCTGTGGTTGGTTCTTCATATCGCTCCTTTACCCGGCTGTTGCTGGGCACCTTTGCCTTTCAGCAAAGGTGGGCGGCCTATTTGGCCACCGGCCCATAGGCTACCACAGGCAGCTTTGGTAAGTAGCTGTTTTTAAGTGGATCGGTGCGCTTTTTATTTTGAGGGATGAAGAGCGAAGAAGAACGAGTGAATGACACGATTCAGGCGACTCTATTCGTCGTTCTAGGAGCTCCGTCAGCTACGCGCGCGCGCCAGGTAGTAAGGCCAGAGTTTGTTCATTTCTTAGACGAATTCTGGAAATCTTTGCCTAAAACCACGCAATGAAAGACCTGTTTCAGTGTTTCAGATAATCGTGTAGGTGCAGGTGTGCTTCTGTGTGTGCTCATACCGCAATCCACCGCAATCCACCTCATCTTGACTACATGGGCACACAGAAGAACACACTTGACTACCGAGTTATCTGAAACACTGAAACACAGATTTACCTCTGGGCAAGTATGATGTTTCAGTGTTTCAGATATAATTGATAATATAAAAAATTCAATAATGTAACACTACTATATAATACTCTATAGCGGTTAGGGGGTCTGAAACACTGCAACACTGTAACACTTATACTCGCTCACGATGATATTAGAATTAATTATACCCCCTTCCGTCGGTGCTCAAACCGACGTGAAAGAAGATAGAACCCCATGACTCTGCCACTCACCAACCCTCGGTACTGCGCACAAACTTCTTCGCACTCAGAGCTCCGCTTGCTCCATGACACCCCACCCGGCTTGCGTCAGTGCGGTGGTGAAAGATTCTGAAGGTTTGCTAGAGGGGAAATGGGCGCTTCCTTCTTAGTGCTGCGTATTGCGTTATGCACTACAGACATCTAGAGACGTAGTTCTGGGAACTGAGATGATATCTCTTCGCTCTCAGTTCACTGAGATGACATTTCTTCACTCTCAGTTCACTGATTTGCTTCATGTGTGATTAGAATGCCACTCAGTACTCCGTCCTGAGATTTCCTATGATCAAAAGATCATAAAGAATCTGAGAGCAGAGCTTGCACTTGTTGAGGAGCGAAGAGCGCGGCTTGTGCTTGTTGAGGAGCGAAGAGCGCGGCTTGTGCTTGTTGATGGCTGAGCACGCGGAGCGAAGAACTTCGCTCTCAGTCACTCAGCTTTCTAAGATCTAAAGATCCTAGAGAATCTGAGTTCGCTGACTTGCGTTCTGGGATGGAGTTCATGGAACTGAGATCTTCGTGTTTGCATCGGTGACTTGAGCTCCGTGACTTGAGCTCCGTGACTTGAGCTCCGTGACTTGCGTTCCTTCATAGCTCTTCGTTCTTCGAGCTCAGTTTCCTAAGATCTTTTGATCTCTAGAAATTGAGACCTGAATCCTGGCTGGCCAGTAGGCAAAACAAAGCCCCCTGGCCGTTGGGCTAGGGGGCTGGGGCTGTGCGACTAGCTGCCGGTTTTGGCCAGCGCAGTTAGCCGTCTGGGTACTGGCTACCGCTGGGGTAGGGGCAAGCGCACGGGCTGCACGTGGTACCAGGCCAAAAGCAGGCGCTTGCCACGGGGCAGGCGCCGTTGGCAACGGCAAACGCCTGCATGGGGCACATGGCGGCTACCGGCGCGCACGTAGGGCACTGGCAGGGCGCGCTGGCGTTGGCAGCGCAACGGCACTGGCAAACGCGGCAAGTGCAGCCAGCGCAGTGCAACGGGTTACAACGGCATTTACAGGTTTTGGGCATTTGGCACCTTTGGGGGTTAGTGGGGGTTAGTGGGTACTAGCAGGTAGCCAAGCCAAGCCAGCTTGGCTACCCATAGCGCCCGCTAGCTAGCTACCGGTTTTGGCCAGTGCGGTGGGCAGTTGCACGCACCCCGCCCACTGCGCATTGCCCGGTAGCGCCAAGTACGCTTGCGTGGCGGCAAGCGCGGCGGGTGCGGGCACCAGTACCAGCATGCCATGCGCCAGTGCCCACCGTAGGTCGGCGCCCGGGCTTTGGGGCTTGGTACCAGGGGGCGGTAGGGCAGCTAAGAACGCGCCCACGGTGGGCGTAGCGCCCGGCCCGTGCGTGGCCGCTAACTGCGCTGTATGCCATGCCGCGGTGCCGCTACCGGCCCGCTTGGGGGCCAGACCCGCGGCTAACCACACTAACCCTGCCGCCGCGCTACCAGCGATGTGTACCAGGCCGGCCGGAGCATAGGGCTTGCCCGCTGGCCCCGCTTGCTTTGTTGGGGCGCCCCCGGCAATGGCCACCTGCACCGCACCCGTGGCCACAGGGGGCGGGGGTGCCGTGGGGCCAGTGGGTACCGTGGGGGTCTGCTTTGTTTGCTGCGCCTGCTTTGCCTGCTTTGCCATTGTGTAGCCTTTAGTGGGCCGTGGCACCATTGCCAAGGGTAACCACACTACTAGCACGGGCCGCGCCAACAAACGGTAGGCCACTTACCGGGCGGTTAGCGCGGTAGGTGCGCAGTAGGGTGCGCGGTAGGTGCGCAGTAGGGTGCGCAGCAGCGCAAAGCTTTACGCATGGCCACATAGGGTAAGCACACTACACTATATGTATGGTAAGTACACTACACTATATGTATGGTAAGTACACTACACTACACTATACGTATGGTCACGCGGCGCTCAGCCCTTCCCCTCCCCCTCCCCCTCCCCCCCTCACACACCTCACCACTACCTCTCACCACCTCACACAAAATTTTGATAACGGAGTTTCGGAGTACTGAGAAATCACTTCTCAACTCTAGATATTATCTCCGTGATACGGTCTTCAAGTTTGTAATCTGCTACGGTCTGCTGCTATGGTCCGAATGTTCTGCCCACAGGAGCCCTCCATGGCCCGATACAGGAAGCCGACCATCAAGGAACTTCGCGCTCGCGAAGAAGCGGCGAAGATTGCTGAGATAGAAGCGCATCGCATCAGGAACAAGAAGTCAAACGTTACGCGCGCCGCTGCTCGGCTGGCAGAGCGCGGCGCTGACCACAAAGAAACCAATGAAGAGAAAACCGCCAGGTTAGAGAAGTATCGAGTAGAGCAAAAACTTCTAGGAAAAAAGGGCGTCGGTGGCACGAAGGCAAGGGTCCACTTCCGCACCAAAGACCTTACGATGAAGCAGTACATTCGTGAGATGACCAAGGACGGTAAGGAGATTGTTGACTTCTGGCTGTCGGTTATGAACGGTAGCCTCACGGTACTCAGGTACACTGGCAAAGATGGTGTACTCAAGGAGTGGGCTCCTGACATCAAAGAGCGCATCGAAGCTGGCGTTCGGTTGGCAGAATTCGGGTGCTGGGCTAAGACTGCTCCACCCGAGAGCCCAGCCGAGACCCCATTGAACATCAACATCAACCTTGGCGCGGGGGTCTCAGCAAAAGACCTGCGCGCTGTGAACGTAGTGGAGGGGAAACTGCTCGTGGAAGGTAGCCCTCCAGTTGATGTCGCCGAGACCGTGGAAAAGTTGGACTCCGAGGCTCACAACCTGCTGGAAGGTACTGAGTAGGTGGCTTCTCTCGCATACAACCCGTCGCTGACGTGCGGAAAATTTCTACGCTCCAACCAGTTCGTTCGTGTTATCATCGGCCCCATTGGCTCCGGCAAGTCGAGCGCGTGCGTCGTAGAAATTTTGCGCCGGGCTGCGGAACAGAAGCCTGACAAGAACAAGGTCAGAAACTCACGCTTCGCCGTCATCCGCAACACCTATCGCGAGCTCAACGATACTACCAAGCGAACCTTCGAGCAGTGGCTACCTCCGGAGATGGGGAAGTGGGACAAGCAGGAATTCTCGTTCACGATCGACAAGCCCCTCCCGGACGGCACTCGGCTTCACGCCGAGGTGCTGTTCCGCGCCCTCGACCGCCCGGAGGACGTCAAGAAAGTCCTGTCGCTCGAGCTCACCGCTGCGTACTTCAATGAACTGCGGGAGGTGGCTAAGGAAGTCTTCGACGGTGTTCAGGGCCGCGTTGGTCGCTACCCTGCAAAGAAGGATGGCGGAGCTGGTTGGGACGGCGTCTGGGGAGACAGCAACCCGTGGCATCAAGGACATTGGTTACAGAAGCTCGAGCGCGAGGGCCCTGAGGGTTTCGAGTTCTTCCACCAACCCGGTGGGCGCAGCGCGCTGGCTGAGAACCTTGAAAATCTGAAAACGGATTACTACAAGAATCTCTGTCATGGTAAGGACAGTGAGTGGATTCGTGTCTACATTGATGGCGAGATTGCCGTCAGCGACGTAGGCTCGATATTCGGGCCGTTGATTACCGCAGTCGAAAAACGTGGCGGCATCAGCGACTTTACTCATCCGCTGACCGATGTCTTCACTAACTTCGACATTGGTATCTCTGACGCAGCCGCGATTTGGTTCTGGAGAATCAATGAAAATGGAGTCGCGGACATCATCGACTTCTACGCCAGCAGCGGGAAGCCGCTAAGTCATTATCTTGAGGTACTTGAGAAGAAGCCGTACAAGTACATCAAGCACTGGCTGCCCCACGATGCGCGGAACCGAACCTTTGCTACCGGCGCGAGCACGCTGGAAATTTTTCAGAACCACCTGAGAGATAAGCCCGAGGGGTATGGTACGGTGGCCATCGGGCCTGGCCTGAGCATCGTCGACGGCTTGGCAGCGGCTCGCTGGCACCTGGAGCAGCCCATCAGGTTCCACAAGCGGTGCGATGTACCCATTCCCAATGACACGGGCGGCGACGAACACCCCTCCGGCCTGGAGGCCATGCGGGAGTACAAGTTCGAATGGGACGAAGTGAACAAGGTCTTCAGCAAGAAGCCGGTGCATAACTGGGCGTCCAACCCGGCAGATGCTTTCAGATATGTGTCGTGTGTGGTAAAGGCTAGCGAGCTCATCGTGCGGAAGCCGCCAGAACTTACGAAGAAGATCACGATGATGACGTTGCCGAAGATGAGACTAGACGAGCTTTGGAGTACCGCGCCCAACCTGAATCGCAACGGGAGGATCTAGACCTGTTGCAGTGTTGCAGTGTTACGGCCCCTAAACCGGGTATAGAATTTATATCTGGGTATTACTATTATTCTTTTTAAGTAAAATCGATTTAACGTCTGAAACGTGTAACACTGTAACAGACAGGAGGACGGATGAAGACTTACACAGTTACTGAGAAGTTGCTGATGGTTCTGGAGAAGGAACCGCATCAACAGGCGTGGTTGGTGAACCAAGCGACGTTCGATGAGCTGTGTAAGGAGCTTGAGGGATTGCGCAAGTACACCCCTCCGCCGTGCAACCCGGACGGTTCGCGCCCACCTGTCAATCCACCGCTCTTTGGAATGCGGAGAATCAAAATCCACTGCCGACATGGCGAGACTGAGGTCATACCAAATGATAATCATTGACATACCCGCGCGAATGGTGTGCATCGAGAAGGACTGCAAGGCCACGGAGCCCGTGGAGCTTTGCTTGTTGGGGATGGGCACGCTAGGGTTCCGCCCTGCTACTGAGGAAGGACGCAAGTGGCAGTTGATCAGTCAGACGAACAACCCGGCAGCGCCGTTGCTCGCGCGCTGCTCTGAGCACGCCAGCAGATTGACCACCCCTACGTCGGCGCAGAAGAACGTCTTGAGGAGCATCAATGGACACTGAGCTCGAAGATCCGAAAACCCCAGGGCAGTGGCACCACCGCTGGAAGACGGAGATCAGTGCGGCGAAGAAGCGACTCGACAAGTGGCAGAAGCAGGCGAAGAAGATCGTCGAGCGCTACCTGGATGAGCGTGGTGGCGACTCGGAGATGGACACGGAGTTCCGACTCAACCTGTACACGGCGAACATCCAGACGCAACAGGCGACGTTGTTCGGGCAGAAGCCGAAAGTTAGCGTGAAGCGCCGATTCGCTGATGCTGAGGACGACATTGCGCGCGTAGCCGGTGAAATAGAAGAGCGAATTCTCAATACCGACATCGACTCTGACGGCGACACCTCCTCCGCAGCCGTGGACAAGCTGCTCTTCGATCGGCTGACCGTGGGGTTTGGGTTGGCGCGGGTGCGGTACGAGGTGGAATTCGAGACCGTACCAGAAGTTCCAGCTCAGATGCACTCTGAAACTGGAATGGAGATGGCCCCCGCCATTCCTTCGTATCAGCAGAAGACGAACGAAGAGTGTGAAATAGACTACCTCCATTGGAAAGACTGCTTGTGGAGCCCAGCCCGGTTCCCAGAAGAACTGCGCTGGTGGGGGTTTCACGCTGAGTTGTCCAGAAAGGAGCTCTGTGCTCGTTTCTGTAAGCACGCTCCTGAGCAGGAGGCATCGCCCAAGGAGTGTCCTATCTGCGTTCTGCCACTGAATGTCAAGGGTGGCAGCATTGGAGATGATGAGGACAAGAAAAATCGCGAGACTCCTTGGGACCGGGCTGGAGTTTGGGAGATTTGGGACAAGGAAACGAAGAAGGTCTTCTGGTATTCGGAAGGTGCGAACGCCATTCTGGACATGAAGGACGACCCACTCGGTTTGGATGGATTTTTCCCCTGCCCGGCGCCGCTGTTGGCGAATGTTTCGACTTCGAAAATGGTCCCCAGGCCGGATTTCTACTTGGCGCAGGATCTCTACAAGTCCATCGATCAGATCAGTGGGCGAATCGACCAGTTGCAGAAGGCTATTCGGGTCGCAGGTGTGTTCGACAAGGCGAACGCGGAGATTCAGAAGCTTCTCGAGCCAAATGGCGGGAACATTCTGTACCCTGTTGAGAGCTGGGGGGCTTTCACTGAGAAAGGCGGGGTGAAAGGCGCGATTGATTGGCTTCCCCTTGAGCAAATAGTCGCAGCGCTCGGAGTTTTGCGCGACCAGCGACAGAATGAGATCGACCTGCTCTACCAAGTGACGGGTTGGAGCGACATCATGCGCGGGGCGATGGCCCCAGATCGTGAAACTGCGACTGCCAGCGGCGCCAAGGTCAAGTTCGGGTCGGTGCGGCTCCAGAAGTTGCAGGATGAGGTTGCCAGAATTGCTTCGGATCTCCAAAGGCTGCGCGCGGAGGTGATTTGTAAGCACTTCGACGATGACACCATCCTCGAACGGTGTAACGGGGCGTTTTCGGCTGACAAGGACTTACTGCCCAAGGCGATCAAGCTGTTGAAGTCCAATCGGACGCAGTACAGGGTTGAAATCAAGCCTGAATCTGTGAGTTTGACGGATTTTGCCGCGTTGAAACAGGAACGCAGCGAAGTCATCATGTCAATTTCTCAATTCATCGCTGCGATCACGCCAATGATCCAGCAACAACCGAAGTCGATGCCGTTCATGCTGGAAATTCTCCAGTGGCTCGTCGCAGGGCTGCGTGGGAGCTCGAGCATCGAGGGTACGTTGGATAGGGCTATCAAAATGGCTCAGGACGCCGTCAAGCAGGCAGAGGCCAGCCCACAGGCGGCTCCGCTAGACCCTGAGAAGTCCAAGCAACTGACTGAACAGATAAAGCAGCAAGGGCAGATGGCCCTGGTAGACAAAGAAACTGCGGCTGAAGCTACGAAGGCCCAGATTGACATCTACCGAGAGCAGGGCAAGCAGCAAGCGCAGATGGAGTACAACATCAAGGAGCAGCGCAGCCGCGATGCGCTGCGTAATCAGCAGAAAGCTACAGAGGCAGTCGCGGGCGACTGAGCGCCCGCAGAAAGAATAGCATGAGCGACATCGACGAAAAGCAGAAGTCCACCACTGGCTCCTACCGCGAAGGGCTGGCGCGCGTATTCGGCGACAAGCCAACTTCGAGCGGTGGGCGCAAGCGCTATCGCTACGACACAGAGAAGAAAGAGATGGTGGAGATTCCAGAAGACTGGACCGACGCCCCACGCAGCACAGGCGACCTGGGGAAGTTCCAATACGACAACATGCGGGCTACGGACGGCGCGGACATCAGTAGTCGCACCAAGTATAAGGACTACCTCAAGGCGACTGGCCTGACACCCACCTCGGACTTCAAGAACGAGTGGGCGCAGGCAGCGAAGAAGAGAGAGGAAGTGTTCAAGGGAACGAACGACAAGAAGCAACGTCGCGAAGCAATTGAGCGCGCGATCTACCAGAGGAGCAAACCGTAATGGCACTGCCCACAATGCGTGAAACGATGGACGCTGCAATAGACTCAGCAGAATCTTCAGAAGAGACGCCCGTAGAGGCGGCACCGGAGACCCCGGTAGCGGAGGAAACCACTGCGGAGGTTTCTCCGGCTGCTGAGCTCGACGCAACTCTCGAGGCCGCGGCTGTCGCTGATGAATCTGCAAAGTCGGTGGTGGAAAAGCCGCGCGGCGCGAAGGGGAAGTTCGTCAAGGCTGGTGCTGCGCCAGTCGTGGAGACCAAGGGCGGAGAAGTACCGCCGGTCGTCAAGGCTCCGGTGGTGGCTGTGCCCAAGGCGGACGCGCCGAAGCCGCCGCAATCGTGGAAAGCTGAGGCCAGGGAGGAGTGGGCCAAGGTCCCGCCCAAGGTGCAGCAGGAGATCCTCAGACTTGACCAGGAAGTACTGAAGGTTATGCGGGAGACCGCGCCGGTCAAGAAGTTCCAGGCGGACTTCCAGGCGGTGGCGGCGCCGTATCAGGCCATCATGCAGGCCGAGGGGGCGAGCACCCTCAAGGCATTCGAGGACTACCTGAGGACTAGCACCGCGCTGAGAACCGCTCCGCCCGCGCACAAGACGCGGCTCGTAGAAGGACTCATCGGGCAATTCAACGTTCCGTTCGACGCGCAAGCGCTGGTTCGTGTCATCAAGAAGTCGGGTGTGTCTATCGAGGACTTGGACTCTGCCCTGGCAGGAGAAGCTCCGAAGCCTGGGCAGGCTCAGCCGCAGTTCGATCCGAGCCAGTACCGTGATCCGCGCGTTGACCAGGTACTCGCGCAGCTTGAGGAACAGAGATCGTCGCAGGCTGCGCAAGTGCAACGCGCCACTGCCTCTGAGATCGCGGACTTCGCCAAGACTCATGAGTTCATTGGCGACGTGCGTAAGGACATGGCGGACTTCATAGACCTGGCTGAGTCCAGGGGGGTTGCAATCAGCTTGCAGGAAGCCTATGATCGGGCCTTACAGCTACACCCTGACATTGTTGGGGTGTTGAATCAACGCGCGGCTGTCACGAAGGTAGGGACTGTGAAGGCAGCAACCCAGAAAGCCCGCGAAGCAGCTTCGAGCGTCAAGACTCGTCCGGCAGGTACGACTACTGCTTCAGCACCAAAGACGATTCGCGGCGGAATCGACGCAGCCATCGCGCAGTTGTCAGGGCACGAAGACTGAAGAAGTAGCAGGTCCGCTGCTGGGATCCAGCCAGCAGCGGTGCAGGGCGCGGGAGCTTAGGCCAACCCGCTTCGGTAGGCCCCATTCGTAGCGGGGCGCGGCGAGTGGAGCAGTTCCACTAACGCGCAGAATGCTGCGACAGGCATCGAAGCGGAGCTCATCTCACATGGCCTTCCCCAACATCACGGACATCGTCACCACCACCCTGGCCAATCGGTCAGGGATCATCGCAGACAACGTCACCAACAACAACATCATCCTCGCCAAGCTCAATGAGGGAGGTCGCATCAAGGTCTTCTCGGGCGGTCGGCTCATCTACCAGGAGATCGCGTTTGCCAAGAACGCGAACGGCGGGTGGTACACGGGCTACGACGTACTGCCGGTCGGCGCGCAGGACGTCATCTCGGCGGCTGAGTTCGGCATCAAGCAGTACGCCGTTCCGGTCGTGATCTCTGGCCTCGAGCAGTTGCAGAACTCGGGTCGCGAGCAGATCACCGACCTGATGGAAGAGCGGACCGGCGTCGCTGAATCCACGATGGCCAACGACATCAGCACCGGTCTCTACTCGGATGGCCTCGGGTCGGGCGGTAAGCAGATCGTCGGGTTGGACGCGGCGGTTCCCGCCGTGCCGACCACGGGCACCTACGGAGGCATCGATCGGTCGCAGACGGCGAACGCCTTCTGGCGCCCGCAGATCACCACGGCCGCGACCACCCTCGCGAACGTGCAGTCGCAGATGTCCGCCATGTGGGCGAAGTGCTCGCGCGGCAAGGACACCCCCGACATGATTCTCATGGGCAACACGTTCTGGGGGTTCTGGATGGCGTCGCTTCAGGCCATTCAGCGCTTGACCGACCCTGGGACTGCCAAGCTGGGGTTCGCCAGCACCCGCTTCATGAACGCCGACTGCTTCCTGGACGGTGGCATCGGCGGTGCTGCGACGGCGACCAATGCGTACTTCCTCAACTCGAAGTACATCCACTTCCGCCCCCACAAGGACCGGAACATGGTGCCGCTCGCCCCGAACAAGCGGTACGCGATCAACCAGGACTCGGAGGTCTCGATCTTGGCGTTCGCGGGCGCACTCACGATGTCTGGTTCGCAGTTCCAGGGTCGCATTACCGGCGCGTAGTCCTCTCGGTAGGAAGACCCCTGGGAAACTGGGGTCTTCCTGCTAACCTTCAACTTCACTAAGGAGAATTATCATGGCAGTTTACAGCACTGACTGGAAGATCATCGAGCCACAGATGGGCTACCAGCCCATCAATTCCGTTTCCACAACCAAGAACCACGAGCTCGGAACCATCGTCAAGGCTCGGGACGACGGCTCGAACGGCAATGGCGTCGGTGAGTTCATGTACGTCAAGGGCGTGACGAACGGCGCGCTCGGGGCATGGGCCGTCGTCAACCAGGACGACTACACCACCAAGTTGGCGGTCGCGGACGACATCGGAAAGCTCGGGATCATGATGGCGGTCCTCGATGCGGCCACCGACTACGGATGGGTTCAGATTCGAGGCAAGGCCGTCGGTCTGGCGTTGGCGGCGTTCGCTGACAACGGCAACGTGTATCTGACCTCGACCGCCGGCAGCGTGGACGACGCCGACGTGGCGGGCGACTACGTGAGCGGCGCGAAGGGCGCCTCCGCTCTCGACGCGCCTGCGGTGGGGTTCGCCGAGTTCGAGATTGACAACCCGTTTATCCGAGATGGGCTCGACAACTAGCCCCGGCGACCAGTGTCCTGGGGGCTCCGGGCTTGTGGGCAGCCGGAGCTTCCTTGTACTGCCCACTCCTGCCCATCTCTGAGGCACCATGCAATTCGCAGATGAAGAGGATATGAAGACGGCCCACCCGAAGGGGACTGGGTACGAAGCGAACTACGTCGAGTTCAGGAATCAGCCCATCAAGGACGACGAGCAGTCGGACAAGGAAGGGAGAGCGATCTTCAAGCCGTGCGAGTTCTGCAAGATCCGCATCCCCGGTGACAAGACGCTGGTGGTTGACCGCCCGGCAACTGATGAAGACAAGAGCAACTACGCCAAGCAGTATCGGGCGTTCAAGGAGTCCAGGTCACAGGACGAAGCCAGTGGAACCCTGCTGTCGGCGTGGTCTGGCGTCACCGCTGAGCGCTGCGAGGAGTACCGGGCGTTGAAGGTGATGACCGTGGAGCAGTTGGCCGGGATGCAGGACGGCCATTTGGCGAACTTCGGGCATGGCACGCGCGCTGAGCGCGAGCGTGCCATCGACTTCGTCAAGACGATGAAGGGCTACGCCCCGACCGCGCAGATCCGGAAGGAACTCGAAACTGCGAACGCGCAGTTGGAGGTGATGCAGCGGCAGATGAACGACCAGAAGGCGGCAATCGACGAACTGCGGCGTGGCCAAGCTGTCGGGGCGGCGTTCGCGGCAGTCGCGCCGCCGGAGCAACCGCAGAAGAGGAAGTAGCCAGCACTCAACTTCAGCAGGAGAAACGTCAATGGCCGCTGGACCTTTAGATACATTTCAGATTCATGCGAACACCAAGGACGTTTCTCTTGCTGCTGTTGGGGCAGTCCCCAACGCGAACGCAGCGTCGTTGGACGGGCAGGTGCTGACACTCCAGCCGGCGAGCGGCACCCAGCCCGGCATCATCACCACGGGGGCGCAGACCATCGCTGGGGTGAAGACGTTCTCGGGTGCCATCTCGGCTTCCAACCTGTCCGGGACTCACACCGGCACGGTCTCTGGCGTGAACACAGGGGATGTGACGCTCGCGGCTGTGGGCGCGGCCCCCGCCGCTGCCGGGGCCTCACTCGCTGGGCAAGTGCTGACGCTTCAGCCGGCCAGCGCCACCCTTCCAGGCGTGATGCTAGCGGCCGACAAGGCGCGGGTAGACGGGGCGCTCGCCACGGTGGCCCGCCTCTTCACCGTTACTGGGGCGGATGCCAAGGGCACCACTGCGGTTCACGCAAACTTCGCCGGAAACAACGGCAGCAACAACTTCCCCGGTGCTTTCACCAGTCCAGACGTGCCGCGAAACCTGACTGTCACCTTTGCGGTCGGTTGGGACGGCGGTAACGTCAATGTGGTCGGCACCAACCAGTACGACGCGGCGGTGAATGAAGACTTCGTCGCCAACCCAGGCAGTACGGTGGTGGGCGCCAAGACCTTCAAGACGGTCACCAGCGCCACTAAGGGCGCAGTAGGGGTCGCCGTAGCCGCGGCCAGTATCGGCACCGGAGATGCTCTCGGGGTGGATGAGCCCATCGCAAACGGAATCATGACGGTGGACGGGGTCGCAGAGGCCGTGACGGTGGATGCCACAAACGACAACTTCACCGCCGGAACCACCCTTCCGAACGGGACACGGGTTTACCGGTTGCTCGCGAACGTCTGAGGTGACACGATGGCGTGGGATACGGCGGCGAGCATCATCAACGATGCGGCTGTAGAACTTGGTCTGATCTCCGCAGACATTGCGGCGCCGTACTCTAGCGCAAACCGGAATATCATCCAGCTCTGCCGGTTGTTGAAGGGTGTGGGTCAGGATCTTGTGAAACTGCGGGCCTGGACTCACCTTCAGAAAGAGCATACGTTCTTGTTTGTATCTGGGACTGCGGACTACAATATGCTCGCAGATTTTGCGCGCTGGATTGACGAGACTGCCTGGAATCGCTCCAATCGTCTGCCACTCGGCGGGCCAGTCAATGCCAAAGATTGGCAGCTTCTCAAGGCGGTCACGGCCTCCGGCGTGCTCTACAATATTTTCCGCACCGTGGCGGGAGTAATTCGAGTGTATCCGACGCCGACGACTACGGACAGCGTCGCGTTTGAGTACATTTCGAACCGTTGGGTGGAGCCGGTGGCGGTAAAAGCCTCACTCGACTTGGCCACGACTGGCGATGCAAGCCTCAATACGGTGATACGTGCGAGCACCGCGGGCGTCGCTGGGAATCTCATAACTGTGTCGCTTACGGGGGACTTGGTTGCTGGAACTGTTTCAATCGACGTAAGTGGAACTACTGCTGTAGCCATTCGCTATTTCGCAGGTACGGCCACCATCGCGGACCTGGAGTCAGCCATCGGCTCGCTGGCGGGCGCGGATGACATCATCGAAGTGGCGACGGCTGGAACGCCAGCCACGGTGCTTGGAGCTGGCGCTGCATTTGCGGCGACGTTGCTTACCGGCGGGCTCCACACTTCTGGAGTCGCCGATGCTGAGGCCCCGACCATCGGTACGGATACGTTGCACTTTGACCGCCGGCTCCTGGTGGCGGGCGCGAAGTTGTACTTTCTGCGCCAAAAGGGATTCGACACAACCGTTGCTGAGCAGGAATGGGGGCGCCAACTCAGTCTTGCTGGGGGCGCAGACGGTGCTGTGCGAGCTATCAAAGTGACGCCTCGTGGTAGACCTGGGTTTCTTGGAAGTGGGAATCTTCCTGAGACTGGGTATGGATCGTGATTAGAGGACAGCGACCACAGAAGAATTCAACGCAGACCAGGACCATCGACGCTCCGATTGGAGGCATCAACACCGTCGATGCAGGCCGGGCTATGCCCCCCACAGATTGTATCTGGGCTTGGAACATGGTGGCTGCTGAGTATGGATTGCGGACTCGCCTTGGCTTTCGTGAGTGGGCGTTGCCGGTTTCTGATATTGATGGAAATGCGGGACAGGTTAGGACTCTACTTCCCTTTACGGGGTCGGCGAAAAGCGGGGCGGCTAACAAACTCTTTGCTGTGACTTCGCGCGGCATTTGGAATGTGTCGGATTCTGCTGTGAACCCAAGCATGTCTCTGGACTTTCTATCTTATGCCTGGGCAAGTGGCGCTGGGGACGCAGGATACGGAACTTCCTGTGCGTTTTCCACACCAGCCGGCAGATTTCTGCTCTACTGCGATGAAGTGAATGGACTCTTTGTCTACACTGAGAGCACGGCGACATGGCTCCCTGTTGTTGTTGATACGAACGCCGCATGGCTGCCATTGACGACTTACGTAGTCGGCAATAAGGTGACGAATAGTGGGGGCATCTATCTATGCACGACGGGCGGCGTGTCAGCTAGCAGCGGCGGCCCGTCTGGGTTGGGTGTCGGCATTGCAGATGGAACTGTCGTTTGGGCATGGGACTCTGATCCTGTAGTTGGGGGGCGTACCATAGGGCCAAGCATTGCTGATCAGATTCTTGGATACACCGCAGATCCACGAAATTTTGTGTTCGTCACTGCCTGGAAGAATAGGGTGTGGCTCGTGGAGAGGGACACAGATCGAGCTTGGTACTTAGATACGAATGCTGTTTACGGCGAGGCCACCTCGTTCGCTTTCGGGGCAAAGTTCAGGGCTGGCGGTCCGCTGCGCTGCCTGGCGAACTGGTCGTACGATGGCGGAGCGGGTTTGGATACGTCCCTGGTCGCGGTGTCTGGCGGAGGAGACGTGTCCATCTATAGTGGTACAGATCCGGCGTTTGCTGATACGTTCGGAAACAAGGGTTGTTGGAGTGTTGGTGCGGTACCGAACGGGCGAAACATCACTACACAGCACGGCGGCGATTTGCTCATTGCTTCAGCAATGGGCGTGGCGCAGATGTCTAAGTTGGTGTTGTCCAATTCTCTTGAGGACCGCGGCGTCTACGCGACTGGGAAGATAAGCAACTTGTTCGCGCAACTCGCCTCGAGCCGGCGGACACTTAGCGGTTGGGCGCTGCACATTCACCCCACTGACAACGTTCTGATGGTGCTTATTCCATCTGAGACCGGTGTGAATACAGAACAACTGGTTATGTCGTTCACGACCAAAGGGTGGACGAGATACCGAGACTTGCCCATGCTTTCAGCTTGCGTCTGGGGCGGAGACTTGTTCTTTGGAACCT